ATTCATCTCGCATATGTGGATCATAGTTTCTAAAATCAAATTCTAATTCACCACCTTTATATTCTGAACCATCTGTTAGCTGACAAGTCATAGATAGTTTTCTAATTTTACCGTGATCTAGTGTATTTGGTTTATCATAAGGTTTGTCCCAACTATCACAATGCCAATCGTAATATTGGTTTAATTTATATTTTGTAAACTGACAAGACTCACTTCTATCCCAGTCAAAGTTCCAACCTGCACTTCTATTAGCTTCGTGCACATATGGATGTAATTCTTTATATATCCAAGTATCATTTAACCATACTAAATCAGAGTTTCGTTTTCTTTTTAAATCTAATACTTCTTGCTTGTTTAATTTTCTATCACCATATCCACCTGTTCTAGCCATAACTTCTTTTTGTTCTTTGGCATACGCTATGACATCGTCACAGAATCTAGGTGTTAATACACCACTAAAATACCAATAATAATTAGATATGTTCATATGTTATAGTTTGTACAAAATTTAAACTATCTTTTTGATTATTAGTTAAGTAATACATATTAGTTGATGGAAACATAATAAACATATTGTTTTTAAGTGGTATATCCCAGCTTCTACCTTTACGTCTATTATTTTCATAATGTATTCTGACATTACAATTTTTAACTTTTACACCATATAATAATGTAAAATCCGGTGAGTTACATAAATCCACTGGATTAACATTAAGTAATGGAATTGTAGTTTCTGCAGGTTTATAGGTGTTGCCCCACGTTTCTTTATTAATAAGATTGATATTATATTCAAGACGAATATGCTCAGAGATATATTTGTTTAATATGTCCCAAGTTCTTGAAAATAAAAAAGGTGAATCTGTAACGTGTGAAGTTAATATATCTTTTTGTAATTTATCTCGGTCAATGTCCCAACCTTTAGGCATTTCCACATCACCATAATATAATGCTGTTTCAGATAATACTTTCTTTTGCATACCACATACCTTTTTAAATTATGCCATTCTGTCTGTCAAGTCCCAAGACTGTCCGTCTTCATTCCAAACGTAAAACCATCTGTGAGTGCCAGCTTCATTTTGTGAAGTTTGTTCTGCAGTTAATGCAGGAGCAGCACCGATTGGTGAATCCCATTGTGCAGTTGTAGTATTTTTTACCCAAGATGCATATGGTTTTTTAGGCCAAAAGATTTGATTATCTTCGTCCCAAATATAACCTAGACCTGCGTAGTTTCCTCTAAAAGGTGTTCCACCTAATTTATGTTGATTGTTTTGTGTGTTGTATGAAGTTTGAATCCACATTTCTGCAGGCCAATTATTGTGTAATTGTAAATATTGTTGACCTACTGTTTCATCCTCAACACCATCAGCATTTAACATATCTTTGTTATCAAGTGTTAACACTGATATAACTTTCCCGTTAGCTCCTAGTTTTGCAAAATGTGCCATAATGTTTCTCCTTATATATTAATTTTTAAATCCAGTAAATACCTTATTTTTAGCTTAAATTAAAAGAAATTGATACCCTTTCTTTGTTAGTCATATTAGGTTCCACTCTGTGTTTTAACCAAGAGGGAAATAGTATCAGATCTCCTACATTAGGAATTAATCTATAAACACAAGAATTTACGGTGTTAAAATTACTCATATCGTTTTTCCAGTTATTAACTATTAAATCTTGAGCGGGATTGTCAAACACTATACTTCCTCCTTTATCAAAAACATTTACATAATAAACTCCAGATAAAAAACAATGAGGATGAAAATGAGTTTGATTATAATCTTTGTATTTATTTATATTTATCCAAATTTTATCTATTTTTATTTGATTTTTTTTACCTATTTTTTTTGCAAAAATATTAGCTTTTTCTGTTATTTGATTATATAGGTTTTGTAATTTTATATGTGCATCTTTTATATTAGAAGAGTGCCAACCACCTATATTACTTACTGTTTCTCCGACATCATCTTTGTTTAATTTTTTACAATATTGTAAAATAGATTTATTATTTAATTTAAGGTTTTCCACATACACCGGTACTTCAAAAATATTCACTATGAAATTTTATATCTAATAATCACAACTCCAGAACCACCTGTTCCACCATTTCCTGAACCTTCAGAAAGACCTCCTGCTCCACCTCCACCACCTCTATTGGTAGTTCCTGCACCTCCTGAAAGAGTGCCTGGTGTGTTACTTCCTGCACCTCCTGTACCACAAGGGCTCGCTGATCCTCCAGTAGGACCATTACCACCACCTCCTCCAGCGTAGGCCAAAGGATTTCCTGATATATTTGTTGTAGCTCCGGCTCCTCCCGGTCCTCCAGTTGCAGGCGAACCTGGAAAAACTCCAGCGCCTCCTACAGCAGTAGCTCCTCCGCCACCGCCCCCAGGGCCACCTCCTGAACCACCACCCGCACCACCATTGTTTCCTTGCGGTGGAGTTACCGGCGGAGTATTACCATTTCCTATAGTTCCACAATACCAAGCACCACCTCCTGAACCACCATTTGTAGCTTGCACACCACCTACTTCGATACCTCCAGTTCCACCACCTGCTGATGAAATTGTTGAGAATGTTGAAACAAGTCCATTAGCTCCTTGTCTTCCAGGTGCTTCTCCAGCTGAACCTGAACCCCCTGCACCTCCGCTTCCAACTGTTATTGGATAAGCTTGTGCTGTTACTGTAATTCTATTTCCTGGAGTTGAATACCCACATTTTGGACTTGCAGTATATGGAGTTACGGGAGATTTTGTTTCTCTAAATCCTCCTGCACCACCACCTCCGGCCCAATCTGAACTTCCACCACCACCGCCACCAACTACAAGATAAGATACTACATTGTTTGATGCCTCACAAGATACCGATGAAACTGTAAAAGTACCCGGGCCAGTAAATGTATGAATTCTACAATTTCCATCTACAACCTCTGATCCACCTGTTGCTGATATAAAAGTTTGTCCAAAAGCTTGAGTGCTGTTTCCTGAATTAGTTACCACCCAACCTTTTACAGCATCTACATAAACAAAAGTTATGGCAGCTCCTTCTTGATTACAAACAAAATTTTCTGCTGCACCTTCAATGTTTGAGCCATTTCTTAAAATAGTTAAGTTGTTTGCATCCCAAGTATTTGCATAATCTGCAACTGCTATAACTGCACCTGCACTAGGACTTGATGGAAGAGTTACATTAAATGCTGAAGCTGATGTATCTGTAAAATATCCAACACCAGAAACTGCTGGTCCTGGATCTGCTGTAATTTTTGTAGTATTCCAAGATACTTCACCTGTAGAACCAAAGCCTGACGCAGTACCAGAGTTTGATATTGTTACGCCAGCAGGAATTGTAATAGTGTCACCACTATCTCCTAACTGTGTTGTACCACAATTTGTTCTTGGACTTATTTTATTTACTTTTATTTCACTCATAATTTACCTATTGAAACTTGTATCTTATTATTACTATACCTGATCCACCAGTTCCACCTCCACCACCAGGATAGCCTCCACCACCTCCACCACCTCCTCTATTAATAGTTCCTGCATCTCCTGCAGTTCCACCAGTTTTAGGTTTACCTGCTCCACCAGTTCCGCAAGGGCTTCCTGCACCTCCAGCGGATGAACCAGAGCCAGAAGCACTTCCTCCGCCACCACCTGAAAAAGCTGTTGGTGACCCATTAATACTTGTTGTTGCTCCAACTCCACCAACTGCAGGACCAGGTCCACCATTTCCACCAGCAGCTGTAGCTCCACCACCGGCAGATCCTGTATAATTACTAGGATGTGGTGCTGCAGTTCCACCAGGAAAACCTTGTGCTGGAGTAACCGGAGGTGTATTACCTACTCCTCCTGCTGAAGGTGTAGCATAAGCAACACCTCCTCCTGATCCACCAGGTGTATTTGCAGTTGCAGCACAAGTGTGTCCCGCTCCACCACCTGTAGATGTTATTGTTGAAAAAGTTGAATTAATTCCTCTAGTTCCTGGTGCTGTTGATGGAATACCACATGTAGATGCTCCTGTTCCACCACTACCTACTGTAATTGGAAAAGCTGTTGCTGTTACTGTAACTGCTGTACCACCTGGATTACCATTTAATGGACTAGCTGTATAACAATCTGCTGGACCTTTGTATTCTCTAAAACCTCCACCACCTCCACCACCAGCTCCGTTAGAAGCAGCTGATCCAGCTCCACCTCCACCAGCAACTACTAAATATGAAACTGTATTTTCAGCAGCTGTGCAAGAAAGTTTAGAAACAGTAAAAGTTCCAGGACCAGTAAAAGTATGAATTTTATAATTTCCTGATGTTGTTTCTGTTCCGCCTGTTGCTACCATAAAAGCATTACCCACAGCAGCAGTTGTTGAATCTTGAACACTTTTCCATCCTTCTGTATCATCAACATATACTAAAGTTAATGATTGACCCTCTGTTTGAAGTATGAAATTTGCATTTACTCCACCAATTTTTTGTGAACCATTTGGTGTTATTGTTAAATTACCTGTTTGAAAAGTATTTGTGTAATCTACAACAGCAACAATGCTCCCTGCTGTTCCTGCAGGTAAATTCATAACAAATCCACCTGAAGATGTATCAGCAAAATAACCCTCTCCATTGGCAGCTGTAAAAGTTGTTGTTTTTATTGAACCAGTTTGCCAATCAACAGTTCCTGTTCTTCCAAATCCTGTTTGTGATGCACCCGATGCTAAAGCAACTGTACCACCACATCTACCAATTGTAACTGCTGCACCACATACAACAATTGTATTACCAGCTCCTGATCCTACAGTTGTTGTTGATCCACATTTTTTAATGATTGTTGAATCATCTGAAACTTTATTTATATTATCTACTTTAATTTTACTTGTCATAATTATTGAAATTTATACCTTATTACTACTATACCAGAACCACCATTTCCTCCAGCATTATTAGCACCATCGTAGCCTCCGCCACCTCCACCACCACCTTGATTATTAGGTGCGTTGTTACCAACAGCTCTTGCACCACCTGCAGCAGCACCAGGACCACCAGCGGATCCAGCAGCTACGGTTGCTCCACCAGGTTCTTTTCCAGATCCACCACCTCCTCCAGCTGAATAATTAACTGGACTTGCTGTAATACAACTGGTAGCTCCGGCACCTCCAGGACCTGCAGTTGAAGGAACGGGAGTAGCAACTGATGTTCCTAAGCCTGTTGCACCTCCACCTCCACCACCTCTGTAAGTAGAATTAGTACTAGAATCTGTAGTATAGCCAGTGCCTCCATTATTACCTTGAGATGGAGTTGTTGATGGAGTATTACCCGAACCTACGGCTGCACCTCCAGATGGATGAGTTTTACCTCCCCCACCAGATCCACCAGGCCCACCGTCACCTGGAGAATTTCCACCACCACCCTGACCACCACCTGTAGATGTTACTGTTGAAAAAATTGAAGGAGTTCCATTTGATGCATTCCCAGGAGCTGAACTTGGACCACCTGGTCCTCCACCACCAACCTGGATTGGAAAACCTGTAGCTGAAACAGGGAGAGCTGAAACTGGACTTGTCAAAGGACCGGGACCTGCTGTGTAAGAACCAGTTGCTGTTCCAGATGATGCTCTAAAACCACCAGCTCCGCCACCACCTCCACCACCAGAACCTCCATATGGGCCTCCACCGCCTCCTGCTACAACTAAATAATCAACTACATTGTTTGCTGGACTACCAACAGAACAAACTGTAAAAGTTCCTGGGCTTGTAAAAGTATGAATTTTAAAATTACCACAAGTAGCAACTGTATTACCACCTGTTGCTACCAAAAAAGTTTCACCTGAAAAAACTGAACTATCGTCTTGAGTTGCTACCCATCCTTGAGTTGCATCTACATAAACTAAAACAATAGAAGCACCCTGTGTGTCTATAACAACATCCGCATCAGATCCACCATTAATCGGAGATCCACCTCTACCTATTGTTAAATTAGCTACGTTAAAATTACCATTGTAATCTTTAACAGCAACAATATTTCCAGCACTTGGCGATGATGGTAATGTCATTGTTACTGCACCAGAAGCTGCAGTGTCTACAAAATAACCCTCACCATTTGCTGCTGTAAAGGCTGTTGTTTTTTTAGTAGTTTGCCAATCTACTGTTCCTGTTCTACCAAAACCAGATTGACTAGCACCACTTCCTAAAGTTACCGTATCACCAGATTCACCTAGTGTTAAAGTAGTTCCGCATTGTGGTGCAACTGTATTTACTTCTATTTTTGACATTACACTATTACTAAAGTTCCTGTTACTGTTATAGTTGCAGGAATTGTAATAGGTCCTGCAAGAACTGCACTATCTATTGTTTGAGTTCCATCAATTGTTGATGCTTGATTTTTTATAAATTCATCTGGAGATGTTTGACCCCCAATGTATTGAACACCGTTTACTATTGCCGTCATATTTCCTCCTTATGTACTAATACTATCGATAAATGAAGTGACAATATCTAAACTAGAAGCAGTATTACTTTTAGCTTTTAATAAGTCATTATTTTCTAAAACAATTTTTGCCCCACCTTGAATTAATTCAATTGCAGAGTTTGGTGGAACAACCACCCCTTTTGCAATAAAATGATCATTACCACTATTGTCTATAAATACATCTACTTCAATAGTGGAGGTAGTAACATTACAACATCTAATTCCAATAACTGCATCGTAATCGCCTCCAGTTACTAAAGTAACTTCAGATGTTCCAACATTTCTTTGTAAATTGTTTCTAAAATCTTGTGCCATATTTTATTCCTTTATAATGCAACAGCCATTGCAAGTGCAAAACCTGCTGAAGCTGCTCCTACTGGTGTTCCTGATGCGTCCAAGAAAACCG